AGATTCCAAATCTCATGCTGACTGGTACAGCAGGTGTCGGTAAGACAACTGTTGCACGGGCCATGTGTGATGAGATTGGTATCAACCACTTGTATATCAATGCTTCTGAAAATCGTGGCATTGATGTTCTGAGAACTACCATTCGTAACTATGCTTCAACAGTGTCCCTAACTGGTGGTAAGAAAGTTATCATTCTAGACGAAGCAGACTATATGACTCCAGATGCACAAGCAGCAATGCGTGGTGCAATTGAAGAGTTTGCTGCGAATTGTACTTTCATCTTCACTTGTAACTTCAAATCCAAGCTGATTGATGCTATTCATTCACGTTGTTCTGTCATTGACTTCGCTCTTCGGAATGATGAGAAAGCAAAGATGGCTTCACAGTTGATGAAGCGCATGGAATACATTCTCACACAAGAGAATGTAACATACGATAAAGCGGTTCTAGCTAAGATCATTGAAAAGTATTTTCCTGACTATCGTCGCACTCTTAATGAGTTGCAGCGTTATAGTTCTTCTGGTTCTCTTGATGCAGGCATTGTTGCTCAACTGTCCGATGTAAGAAAGATTGGTGATCTAGTCAAGCATCTGAAGGATAAGAATTTCAGCGAAATGCGGAAATGGTGTGTAGCTAATTCTGACATTGAGCCTGCAAGAATTTATCGTAAGATTTACGACGGCCTGTATGAGTATATGAAGCCACACAGCATTCCTCAAGCTGTAGTGACTATCGGAAAGTATCAGTATCAGTCTGCATTTGTTGCGGATCAAGAAATCAATCTTGTTGCTTGTTTGACAGAACTCATGGTAGAATGTGAGTATACCTAATGCATTTGGATCTTATTAAACTGAATTGTGAAAATCTTGGTTGGAACAAGATGAGTGATCTTGTGAAAATCAAGAATGTTCCGTTCGGTGTGTATTCTCTCACTAGTCCGCTTACACATAAGCCGAATGATAATCTATTTCCTCATGAGTATGAGAATACACTATACTTCGGTATGGCAGGTAAGTCATATAATACATCTGAGTTCTATCACGACAAAAAGAGAAGTGATGGTAAACAGTTTTGGATGTGTAGTAAACTCTATAAGAGAATAAATGAGCATCGTAAAAACTTGATAAGAACAAATATTTCCAAAACGTATGATACATCATACAACATCTTTTACGAAAATTATGGAAGCGGTCATGATCTTATGGAAAACGTTTACTTCAATGTTTTGATTCCCAAAGTAAAGATAAGTGATAATCTGGTACGGTCATGGCTTCTCATGATTGAGAGTACAGCAATCTACGAATATTCATGCATGTTCAATCGTCAGCCAATCATGCAATTAGCGCATATGACAGATATTGGTAAAAACAATATTGATCAATCTTCTTACTGTCAGAAAAGACAGAAGAGTATTGAAAACAATGACCTAACGAGATTTATGAATGGCTGATCTTTTCAAAGATATCATACCTTCTATCCAGCAAACCAAGAAAGTGGTCGTGACACAAGAGAATGAACGGGATTATGTCCCGTTCGTCGTTAACCGTTCACTGTCATTCCACCATGATATTGTAATGTTTGCTAATGAGATGAACAAGCACCCTAGCATTGATCCTCTTCTACAATACCACTATTTGCTAAATACTGTACGGGGATATAAGCGCCCGTTTCAGAAATGGCAAAAGCGTGAGATTGTTGAGGACTTGGAAGCAGTGAAGGAATACTTTGGCTATTCCAATGAAAAGGCCAAAGAAGCAATTTCCCTTTTGTCTGACAAACAGATCGAACAGATCAAAAAGACGCTAAACAAAGGTGGTTTGAATGTTAGACATAAGAGAATTAGTGGAGGTAACACTACCAAATCCTGACAACTTTTTAAAAGTTCGTGAGACACTTTCGCGTATTGGAGTAGCCTCAAAGAAAGACAAGACGCTGTTTCAGTCCTGTCACATACTACACAAGCAGGGCAAATATTACATAGTGCATTTTAAGCAGTTATTTTTACTAGACGGGAAGCAGTCAGACTTCACAGAAGATGACCGCGCCCGTCTTAATTCTATTGCCAATCTGCTAGATGAGTGGGAATTAGTAGAATTAGTAGACGCTCAGAAAAGTTCAGACCCTGTTGCTCCATTATCCCAAATCAAGATTATCTCTCACAAAGAAAAGTCTGAATGGAATCTTGTAGCTAAATATAATATAGGCAAGAAGCGCAAGGAAGAATAGCATGGCACAGTTCCGTAAAGATACTCACCAATATCTCGGTGATGGCAAAACAATTTTCGAAGTTGTAATGCTATCCGATCAATACGGCAATCTTGTTGGTCCAGCAAATCCCTCAGGCACAGCAGTTGACGCATTTGGTCGTGCGAGAATTTCATTACCATTTACGATGTTTGATTCATCACATAGGTATGCAGATAATGGTGAATGGGTAACATCAAACACGGCTGGTTCAACATACACACACAATGCAAATGCTGGTCTTATTGAACTCACTGTTGATACAACAGCCAACACAGAAATTATACGAGAAACTAAGAAAGTTTTTTCTTATCAGCCAGGTAAATCGCTTAATAATTTAAACACTTTCGTATTCAATCCTGCAAAAGCAAACCTTAGACAACGTGTTGGTTACTTTGGAACGCAAAACGGCATCTATCTTGAATTAGATGGTTCAACATTATCTTTTGTGGAGCGTTCATATGTCACAGGTTCTTTGACAGAAACCCGTGCAGCACAATCTAGTTGGAATGTTGATAAATTAGATGGTACTGGACCATCCTTATTAACACTTGATATTTCAAAAGCACAAATTTTCTGGATGGATATTGAATGGTTAGGTCTTGGTACCGTTCGTTGTGGTTTTATTATCAACGGACAACTAATTCATTGCCATTCATTCCATCACGCTAACTTAATTACATCAACATATATTACAACAGCTTCATTACCGTTAAGATATGAAATTAAAAATACTGGCGCTACTGCAAACAATAGCACACTAAAGCAAATTTGTTCTACTGTTATCTCTGAAGGTGGTTACGAACTTAGAGGCACGCAACAATCAATTGGAACAGATATTACTGCTGGTAAAACATTAACAACAGCAGGAACATTTTACCCTGTAGTTGCATTAAGATTAAAATCATCGCCTGATCGTTTAGACGCTATTGTCATTCTAACCGCCTTGTCTCTATTAGGGACAGGTAATGGCATTAACTATAAGTGGCGTGTTATTCAAAACTGCACAGTAAGTGGTGGCACATGGACATCTGCTGGAACAAATTCGTCTGTTGAATATAGTTTGGACAGCACGGCTGTCGATCAGACGAATGCCAGAACTCTCGCAGGTGGATTCTTAAATTCATCGAACCAAGGCTCTCCAACATTAAACGTGCTAAAAGAAGAATTATTTGCTTTCCAATTAGAAAGAAATGGATTAACATCTACTCCATATACGCTTGCACTAATTGTTACATCGGATACTGATACTAAAACTGTATTTGGTTCGTTGGATTGGGAAGAGATCTCAAGATAATGACAACGGAGTATATTATGAATAGATTGAACATTTACAAGACTCATCCAGATATCGTATTACCAAAGTTTGGCACAAAGCAAGCAGCATGTTTTGACTTGTCGTTTCAGTCAGCGGGAAAGATTGAGTACTCTGGATACAATGCATTCAATGCACAGTTCACAAGATTAATTCACGAAGGCAAAATTGTACTAATGCCGGGTGATCGTATCATGATTCCTACTGGATTGATCTTTGATATTCCTGTTGGTTATTCAGTTCGCATTCATCCACGATCTGGTCTATCATATAAGCAGGGATTGGTATTAGCCAATCTTGAAGCTGTTATTGACTCTGATTATGTTCATGAAACATTTGTCCTTCTCACAAACACATCCGAGAATCCTATCACTATAAATAATGGTGATCGTATCGCACAGGCTGAAATGATCAAGAGTGAAGAATATGTGCTTTGGGAAATTTTTGAAGCTCCTACTCAGAAGACAGATAGAGTTGGTGGATTAGGTTCAACAGGTATAACTCTTGCTGGTGATCTAGAGGTTGTTGAACCCATCAAGCGAGGTAGAGGAAGACCAAGAAAGATAGCATAATGCCAGCAGTAGCAAGAAAAGATGGTGTAGACACAGTAGCAGCGCCAGATGGCGCACCAGGAACTCCATGTGTTCTTGATTATAAGTGTGATGCACCGTCAACCCAATATACCGATACAGGATCTAGCACAGTTTTCGTAGGAGGTATTGGAGTAGTTAGAGAAGGTGATACAATGACACCTCATACTACAATATTTTGTGGTTGCCCTATTCATGTTCCTCCAATGGTTTCTTGCTCTGCATTTATTAGTGTAGAAGGTAAAAGATTGGCTAGATTGGGCGATCTTTACATTCTTGATGGTGTATCACATCCTATATCGTCAGGTTTAGATACAGTCTCAGATGGTAGTCCAAGGGTATAAAATATATAAAAATATACTACTCATTTAAGGAAATCGTTATGAAAAATTTTGCGAAAATAACGCTAGATTCTGGCGGTACTATAAAACCACTTCTTATTAATTCTGATATTACAAACGGAACTGGTCTATTCAATCCGAGCGTATATGTGGATGATGATAAAATCTATGTGAACGTTAGACATTGCCAGTATACTTTGTATCATGCTGAACTAAACAAGCATGAACATCCTTGGGGTCCTCTACTCTATTTCAATCCTGAAAACGATATATCCCTTACCACAACAAACTTTTTCGGTAAACTTGACTCCAATCTAAACATGATGTATACTGAAAGAGTTGATACATCTAAATTGGATGTAAAACCTATTTGGGAATTTGTCGGTCTTGAAGATGCGCGTATTGTAAAGTGGAATGACAAAATATATCTTTCAGGCGTTCGTAGAGATACAACACCAAATGGTCAAGGTCGCATGGAACTTTCTGAACTTGATATTAAAGATACCGTTAAGGAAGTTTCAAGATTTAGAATTCCAGCTCCAGCACCAGATACTTCATACTGTGAAAAAAACTGGATGCCTATTGTTGATATGCCATATCATTATCTCAAGTGGTGTAACCCTGTTGAGATTGTTAAAGTTGATCCTGAGAAGAAGACATGTGAAACTGTGTTTCTAGGCAATCAAATGTATTTCAATTGGGACCTTCGAGGTGGCGGACAAGTTATTCCATTTGAAGATGGTTATTTAACTCTCACTCATGAAACAGATTTATATAATAGTGAGCAAGGTCGTAAGGATGCAACGTATCGTCATCGCTTTGTATATTGGAACAAAGATTGGATTCCATTAGCGCGGTCAGAACTGTTCTCTTTTATGGGAGCAAAAATTGAGTTTGCTTGCGGTCTAGCTAATTATGGAAATAACTTGCTTATTACTTTTGGTTTCCAAGATAATGCAGCATATGTACTAAAGTGCCCTAAGAAGATTGTAAAGGATATGATGAATGCTTGAACAGCTTATTATTGATTATGTGAACGATTCAGAAAATCCAATCAAGAATTATAATTTGGCCAGAGAATATCATAAAATCGGACAAACGGCAGCAGCAATCTCATATTATCTGAGAGCGTCCGAGAGAACTGATGATGACAATCTATCTTATGATTGTCTTGTATTGATTGGTATGTGTTTTGATAGGCAGGGTAATCGCAACTATACAGTGAAGAGCATGTATAATGCTGCTATCACTCTTATTCCTAGCAGACCAGAAGCATACTATCATCTAGCTAGAAAACTTGAATGGGAAAAACTTTACTTTGAAAGCTATACAAATGTTGAGATTGCTTTAAAAATGACTACTGTTGATAGTTCAGATGAGACTCTTGAGTATCCTGGTAAGTGGGCAATGCTGTTTCAAAAAGCTGTTGCAGCTTGGTGGCGCGGCAGAGGCATGGAAGCAAGAAAAATATTTCAAGTTTTGCTGAATGAATACTGGTCTGAAATTGATGAACAACATAAGAGTTCTATTGAACAAAACATAGTCAGATTAGGTTCTGGTCCTGATTCTTATGCATTTAGAATATATGATAAGAAGATGTATTCAAAACTAAGATATAAGTTTCCAGGTTCAAGTATCATTGAACAAAACTATTCTCAAGTATATCAAGACCTTTTTATTTTGTCTGTATTGAAAGGCAAGCGTAACGGTACATTCTTAGAAGTTGGTGGTGCGGGACCTGGAAAAGGTAACAATACAACCCTACTTGAATATAAGTTTGATTGGAAAGGTGTGTCGATTGAATATGATGAAAAGTTTATCAATGAATATCGCGCGGCTCGACCAAAAACAACCTTGCTTCATCAAGACGCATTAAAGACAGATTATTCTCATCTGCTGAAAACACACTTTACTAATAATGTGATTGACTACCTTCAACTAGATATTGAACCTGCAAGCAACACTTATAAATGCTTATTGAAAATTCCTTTTGATGAATATAAATTTAGAGTCATCACATATGAACATGATTATTATGCAGATATCTCACGATCATATCGTGAGAAGTCGCGAGATTATTTACGTTCAAAAGGATATATTCTTGTAGTAAACGATGTGTCACCTGATGGTATATGCACTTTTGAAGATTGGTGGATACATCCTGATCTGGTAGACAAAGAAGCACTAGAAAAAATGATGTGCATCACTGATGGTATAACAGATTCGACAAAATATATTTTGTCTGGTAATGAAAATGAAACAGAGAAAAGCAATATGACTTTTATGATAAACACAAATTTTAAGAAGCGGGCTTTCGTAGTTGATAACTTTTATAGCGATCCGATGGCTGTACGAAAGTTCGCACAAGAACAGGAATATATTGACGGTGGTCTTGGCCGTGGATTTATTGGTAAGAGAACATACAATCAATATCTTTTTTCTGGTATTAAAGAAGCATTTGAAAGCATTATGGGTAAGCGAATTACAAAGTGGGAAGAGCATGGCATGAACGGTAGATTCCAGCTTAACATTGCCGGCGAACCCATTGTCTATCACTGTGATGACCAAGATTATGCTGCCATGATCTATCTAACGCCAGACGCACCATCAAGTTGCGGAACATCTACTTTTAGACATAGAGCAACCAAGATTTATCATAAAGAAGATCCTAATATTCGTTCAGCGTTTAACTATAAGACATTTTTGGATGCAACTCCATATGAGAAAGTTGATCAGTTTGGCAACATGTTCAATAGACTTGTTATCTTTGATGCTGGTTCTATTCATGGAGCAAACGAATATTTTGGAACAGATATGGAAGATGGTAGATTGTGGCACATGTTTTTCTTTGATGCTGAATAATATTTCTTGACATTTGACTTGTGAAGTATTATATATAGAGATGTAAGTTCTCGCCTAATGGGAGAACAAGCATAAAATAACTTGCTAATATAGGAGTTAACAACATGACTATCAACAAAATTCCCTATTTTGATCCTTTCTCTTTCTCCAAGCTTAACACAACAGTTGGTTTTGAACCAATGCTTAAAAAGCTTGCGGAAATTTCTGAAACACTTCCCAAGATGCAGACTTATCCTCCATACAACATCAAACAAGTTGATGAGAACAAGTATGTGATTGAAATGGCCGTTGCTGGCTTTGGTCGTCACGATCTTGAACTTGAACTTCAAGATGGCGTTTTGACCATCAAAGGTTCACTAACATCCGACGAGGGTGAGTATCTTCACAAGGGAATAGCAGATCGTGCGTTTACCCGCAAGTTTACTCTTGCTGATACAGTGGAAGTCAAGAATGCAGACTTGATCAATGGTATGCTCAAGATTTGGCTTGAACGCTTCATTCCTGAAGAGAAAAAGCCAAAGAAGATCAACATTGGTGAAGCTGAAACTGCACATAACGGTGAGCCGACTAAGCAGTTTCTATCTGAGAAGTATGGTGAAAAATAATGTTAGATTTTCTAAAGAGATTGTTTTCACCACGAACTAA